AATTGATTGGATACGTCCGCCCGTTAATGAAACGTTGTTATTAGCATATTGATAAGCTTGCGGCGCGTTTAAAAAGTCTTTTTTAAAAACGTGGCCATTGTTAAACTTGATTAATAATCTCATGGTTGCCCCCATTGTTTTGATATAAGATAATATAGAACAATATAGGGCATAAAAAAACCCGGCGTCAACCGGGTTAATTTATTTATTTTTTACGTCGCCTTTTTGGGGCTTCGGTTGGCAAGTCTTCGCCATATAAAAGTTTATAAATCCATTCCATTAAAAACATTACCAATCTCCCCTAAATACTTTTGCAAATACCTCGTCGAGAATTTTCTCTAGTTCATCCTTTGTCATGTTTTTCCCTCATTTTTTTAAAGTTAAGTTCTACTACTTCCGGAATTTTAAAAATATCTGCCACTGCAACGCCGTGATAATTTGCACCGGTATCTTTAGAAAAGTTACGCCGAGCAATTTCACTGGCTTCCACGGGATTGGCCGCCTCAACTATATGAGTCGCAGAAACAACGCCCTCGACAACTATCTCATAAGTTTTAAGAGCCATTACCAACTCCCCGAATATGTTACATCGCGCCAGAAACCATCGTCGCGTTGTAACCAAGCCGCAGCATCCCGAAAGATTTTTGCAGTATTAGCAACAATGTCGGCCTCGGTATAATGATCGTCAATTTCTGTACTATAGTTTGCGTCGGGCAATCGCCCTTGTTCAACGGCTTCCGCAATTTCCAATAGTTGGTTTGGATCAAGCGGAAATTCGTTATTGCCACTACCGTCTGAGTAATGCTGGTCAATAAAGTTATGCAGGGCCCAATGTTTACGCCATTGACCAAGGTCGAGTCGCAAGCTTGTGACCTCGTAACCATCAGTTTTTTGCCGTTGATGCTTACCGTCGTGGGTTGGGGTAAACTTATCCCCCGTTAAATACATATCAAGTCCCATTACTCTTCCTCCTCTTCTTCAGTAGGAAAAGTAATTACAACGTGGTCAACTTCGTCCGCTGCAATATTCCACTTATGGGTTGGGCAAGTCTCCAACCACTCAAAAAATTCTTTCCTGTCCATAATATTCTCCATAGCTAAGTTAAGACTATGCGATCTTATGCGATTATCTAGGACAAATCAACCCCAGTATTTTTTCCCAATCAGGTTCACCCTCTTCGAAGTAAATTGGATCAACCGCCAGACCCTCAAACTTTAAGTCCATAGCGTCACTTGCAGGGTATAAATACACACGTTGTGGCAAAGTCTTTGTCTTAACTTTGCGAACCAAAACCCACGCGCTACCGTGAGAGTGATTAGTTAACCAAGACACTTGATGAGGTCGCAGTTCAACCGCGTTGCCGCCAGTAGCTTTTAGTTCAATAAAATGGAACAAACCTTTTTCGTCACATAAGAGAACGTCGGGTACTCCCGGCATCGCCCATGTTTCAAGTCTAGTGGATTTGATCTTCCGGTTGCTTTTCGCCATCCCCGATTTCATCATCCGCCACAAGTCGGCTTCTCGCTTTGTCGCGGTTTTGGGGATTGTCCTGTCCTTCGGGAGTAATGTCGATAGTGATCGGGGCATAGCTTTGTTTAATTTCCTTTAGGGCGTTTAAGACTTCTTCTTTACTCATGGAGTCGATGCTCCCGTGTCTTATCTCGCTTTTGCTTACATAAATATCGCCTTGTGCTTGCCCCCGGCGATACTCGGCTTGGACGGCGGCAGAGTATGCGCCGTTAGTTAGTGCCATATCTCGGATCAATTGAAGATCTTTGATATGACGCTGGTAATGTACTCCATACTTTTCATCCAGTTCGGCACGATATGATTGTATCGCATTAACAACGTGCGGACTAATGTTAGGGTTGGTTAGTTCATAAGCTCTAGTGTGTGCCGAGCCCGCTGGGTAGCCTGCTTCAATAGCAGCTTCCCTCATAGTTATCTGTCCATCTTTAGAAACCAGTTCTTTGACAAACAGTTCTTGTCGTCGTGTTAACGGTTGTTCCCGTGTAGCTCTTGGCCTTCCGGGTTTCTTTCTAACAACAGGTGTAGTTGTCTTAGGTGCAGCTTTTTTCCTAGCCATAGTGTTCTCCAGTTATTTCCAGATACATTGCCCTAAAACTTCCCTTTTGTATATATAGAGAGGGAAATATATTTTTTATAAAAAAACTTTCTGAGGCCCTTTATGCTATTTTGGACATTAAGGCCAACCGGCACTTATTTGCATAACTGGCACATTTTTATTTTTAAATATGTGTCTTGCTAACCCTATATATATAAACGGATTTTTGCCAAAAGACACACGGTTACACCGGACACACCTATTTTAACAAAAAATATTTTTTTTCTATTTGCCTCTCTATATACATAGAACCGTGTTTAATTGTGCCGTGAGCCGCGATCCACACAAAAAAGCCCGCGATCCGAGAACCGCGGGCTATGGTTTATTCTACACAGTATTCTTCCATGAACTCTGCCATACGTTCCATTCTTCCTGCAACGTCTGCCATGTCGTAGCAAGTATGTTCATCACTAAGCTCATGTTCCATGTCGTAGGCTAGGTCTTCCGCGTGTGACGGCATCTCTACCCAGTAGTCACCGTATCCACCCTCTTGCTTCCATTCAGCCATGAAACCATATTTCTGTTTCATCTTTTGAACAAAGGGCCGATGTTGATCATACTTTCGTTTTGGCTTTTTAGCACGATCTGGAATTATGATCTTACCTTCTGCTTTCAACTCGTAGACTTCTTCAACGCGACATCTGCGTTTAACGCTTTTGTCTTTGATGCTAACGATGTCCAGTGTTCTCCCACAAACGTAACGTCTGCCTTCGACCAACTGGAAATGATGACCAGCAACAACCAGAAACACACGACCTGTTGATCGACTCTCTTTAGAGTTTTTCAACCACTTTGCTAAAGTAGGTTTATTTTGTGGAAGAAATCTCAGACACCTTTCGGGAAAAAAGGATATTCCACAAAAGTCTAAGGCCCGTATGAGGTGGTGCGTATGAACTCCTGTGACTTTTCTTTGCCCCGTAACCGATCTTATAAGTCTTGCGGCTTCACCAGTAGTCATTCCGGTAAGGGAACTTATAACGGCTGGGCCGCAGTACCTGTTCCGATCAGAGAGGGTATTGTTCACAGGTTTTATTTTCAAACGTGTCATGTTTTACTCCATAGTATGTAGAACCACCTTTCCAGTACCCTAGCACTGGCTGGTTGATTCAATGTCAAATAGCGTAGGGCTTGCCCGCCCCCAATGTTTCACGTGAAACATTGATCGAAGAGGCTCATCCCCTTCGATAACTTATACTAACATAATTTTATATAAAGTTATATACCTTTATCCGCGACATAGTGTCGCACCTTAAATGTTTTTTTTATTGTTTTCGTATCTTAGGCCGCAAGCTAACTGTTACGGTTTCCGGTCGGTTATAACTGTAGAAGATGTGCTTACCTACTCGGCCCACTCTATACAGTTTTTTTCTCCAGACCGGTCGCACCTTTGTTGTGTGGTAGTGATCTACGGACGTTAGGGGCAAGACACTGGGGTTTTCTATAATTTCTTGCGCTAGGTTTTTAGAAAATTTCCATGCCTTTTTATCTTTAGGAACGGGCACCCATCCTTTTCGAACAAATGAGAATTGTCGTGGCTGCATAATCACGTCGCACATTTCTGACGGAAACCTTTTGGATTCCATGCGTCCAACGATAACCTTTGCCACTAGGAGTTGTCCTAGTTGGGTTTCTCCTCTTGCCTCATGGTACAATGCGAGGGCAAGGCACATTCCTGCTAACATAACAAACTCCGGGTATTACTCTTCTATGGTTCCTGATCCGTCGCATCTTTCGCAGTGCCTTAGTTCTTCGTAAGGCTCCCCGACATCTCTGCCGGGGCTTTGTGGTTTAAACACTTCGACTGTTTCCAAACCGTCGCCGTCACAATCTGGACATTTCATTGTTGTGTCGTTGTCTTCCATTGCGTCGATCCATTTGTATAGGTTATCAAGTTTTCTTTTCAGGTGGTGATTTGTCATTTTCTCCTCTCATCCATTTTATGTCTGTGAGAAGAGATAACTTTTCTTTTGTTACTCTTTCAAGTGCAACGGTCAGCCTTGCAATTTCGGCGCGTTGCTTTGAGTTCTTACTTTTCAGAGTAAGGATTTCGGCATATTTTTGTTCTGCCGTCTTATCTAGTGTCCATTTTGCCATTATAGTACAACAAACTTAATGATGGCTGCGACAACTACTATCAGCACGATAACGGATATATGCGGAGAATATTTACGCCACCACTTGGGGGGTTCGTCATACCAATCCATAAACCCGGCGTACTCACCTTTGCGGGCTTCCTCTAGGAAAGCATCACCGTATGGCGCGTTGTAGGGCCCATCAGGAATGTCGTCTTCTGATGAGATAAGCTTGCCCCTTATTTCGTCTTCATCAAATGCCCAAGCAATTACTTTTGATTTGTCCCAACGGTTTACGAGCCGTGGGCCGCGGGAACTGGGGCTCGGTGCTTTTTTGATTTCCGGGAAGGTTCCGTCTTTTACTTTTTTATACACGGTTGATTTAGAAAGTTTGGCTATCTCACAAACTTCGTTAATGTCTATTAACATCATGTCGTTCTCCTTTAGTTAAAACGTGGGAGAAGTATAGGACATTATGGGATTAAGTCAACCTAATGTATTTCGTCACTGCCCGGATGATTTTCGGAGACGTGGCTCATGTTGACGGCGGCATTTGTCATGCAGGACGATAGCAGGCCCATCGCTGTAGCTGGGTTGGGGGATATTTCTATGAGGTGTGCAATCAGGTGAGTAAGGGAGCCACCAATAGCGGCTCCTTTGTTTAAACCCATTTCATCAAACTCTTTCAGAAGTTCCATAGTACATTCTATAGCATGGAAAAAATCTTCTTTGTGCCGTTGTAACGTTTCTTTTAAAAAGAGTTCGTCTTCTTGGGTTCCCATGTATCCACCTCTGCGTACCATTTATCCCCGTTTTTACTCTCACATACTTGAACGTTAATCCAATCGCCTTTTTGGCCCGCGAGCCACGTTGCGAGGTCTTCTCGTTTTATACTTAGGTTACACTTTATCCAATCGGGCGCAGTTTCTCTAGGTTTTTTTGCCATGAGACCGTTTACAAACACTTTTTCCATATTTTTCTCCTCTATAAAAAAGTAAACCCCTAGCTGGGGGCAACCGAGCTAGGGGTTATAGTTGTCTTAACTACAGAGTTTGAGGCATGACCCTCGAAAACTCTTATAAAGCCCCTGTATGCGATATGCAATACTTAATCGCATACATCTTCGGGATATTCTGCATTTTTTATGTCGTCGGTTATTGTTAAGCTGCATATCGCGCATACCCGGACGAGTTTTTCATCATTTTTTTCAATAACTTTAAGCTTTTGCGCGCACTTTGGGCACCGGTTTTCCACCAATCTTTTGTGAAACTGCCCTGTCCCCTTGGTTATCATCTGCGCTTCCTTTTTTAGAATCTCTGTACCAATCAAATACGAGTCGTAGTTGCCCGCCAATCGTGCGGCCTTCGTTTTTTGATAGTTCTTTGATCTCTTCGTACACTTCTCTTGGTACGAGAATGCTTTTCCAACGTGTTGTATCCATTTTTATCTCCAATGCGCTTCCGCATATCTAGGATAATATAGGAGAATATACAAGATTGCAAGAAAAGAGTGGGACATAAAAAAAGACGACACTGGGTGGAGCGTCGTCTTTTGTCTACCCGTCTTGAGTTACCCACAACAGACTAGTAGCAAACCCTGTATATCAGTTAAAAACAGGTAGTCAAGTAAAAAAATACCCCGCCGAAGCGGGGCAGTTAAGCGAGCAGTGTCCAAGCTACTTAGCTTCTCCCCACGACGGTCCTATTTCAACGTCACATTTACTAGGAACCTCTAGGGGTATTGCAGTCTCCATAATGTGG